TATTAACTAAACCATACGATAATCGCAATGCCTACGATCAATTTTCTGTATTAAACAATCGTAAACCTCAAAAACAATACTATGCCGTAGTTGCTCCTGATTATGTTACATTAACATATAGCTGCGCGGTATTTACATATTACATTGAACAACAAAATAAAATAATTGAAGCAATACAATATGCTTCTGATGCTTATTGGGGTAACCCTCAAAGATTCCAATTTAAAGCAATGATAGATTCTTTTGCTTTCCAAACAGAATTAGTTTCTGAAAATGAAAGAACAGTTAGAAGCACTTTTACTTTAAAAATCAATGGATATATAATCCCAAATACAATTCAAAAAGACACTACAGCTATTAATAAATTTTTTGGTAAAACTAAAGTATCTATATCTGAAGAAATTGTTACAAACATAAGTTAAAATGGCTGAAAGTAGAAAAAGTGGTAATAATAGATTAGATCTCCCTAATAAAGGAAAAGCTTATTTTGACCAAGCTTTTGGTGTAAATAAAAATCAACTTCCTATAGTTAACCAAGGATGGAATGGCCAATTATTAACTATAAATGACAACGGAGTTATTTCATTAACTTCTAATATAAAAAATGCACTAACTGCATCCTTTCTCCCTGTAGGCACATATCAAATAACTTCAAGTTGGGCACAAAGCGCCTCAAATGCACTTAGATCGATAAGTGCTTCTAGAGCAGATACCGCATCATTCATTACCCCAACAGGCACTAATGTTTTTACGCAAGGTGGCAACTCATTTGGTACTACGGCACTTTTGGGTACTAATGATAATCAAGATTTACAACTTGAAACAAGTGGCTCAGTAAGAATGACTATTAGTTCGAGTGGTAGAGTAGGTATAGGAACAACAACACCTACTGCTTTACTAGATGTTAGCGGAAGTACAATAATAAGAGGAGCTCTAACTGCCTCAAACATTTCTGCTTCAAGTTGGATATCGGGTTCTGATTTAAGAATATCTAACACAACAACAATAGGAGGTACTTTAGGCGTAACAGGTGCAACTACTTTAGTAGGTGCTCTAACTGCCTCAAACATTTCTGCTTCAAGTTGGATATCGGGTTCTGATTTAAGAATATCTAACACAACAACAATAGGAGGTACTTTAGGCGTAACAGGAATCGCTACATTTGCAAATGATTTAAATTCTCCTAGTTTCTTCTCAGGATTTGCGGGAAGTGGATGGAGACTTGATTATGTAAATCCTAAATACTCTCTTGAGGTAGATGATTTAACAGTTCGTGGTACTATGAAAGTATACGAACTATTAATCTCTCAAATTCGTGCTACAAACGGATCTATATTTGTATCTAATACAGGAAAAGTAGAAACAGCTACTGATTTAGGAAATAATACATACTACTTAACATTCGATACTGGTAGTCAATACGGACATAGTTTTAAAGTAGGTGATATAATACGAGCTCAAAGATTTAATATAACCGCGAGTACAATATACCAATGTAATTTAGTTGTAGCCGGGGTTCCTAATACACACGTACTTACAGCTTCATTTAATGGTGTGTACGGTACTTCTTCATATGGAATAGGTGTATATGGGGCAGGAATTACTTCTATAACCCCACCTACAGGAGGAATGGAATTTGTTAGATTGGGAAGCACTATAGACACTAATAGACAAGGTACTGTTTACTTAACAGCTGACGATAATAATTCTCCCTTTATAGATGTTAAAGATGGAGTAACAGGCCATTCAGGTTTTAATAGCGCTAATACTACTAAAGTTAGAATGGGGAAACTTAGTGGGGTAATTAGTCCTTTATTTGGTTCATTATCAGGATACGGGTTATGGGCCTCAGGCTCTGCTTATTTAGAAGGTACTATTAATGCTACTGCGGGTAAAATAGGAGGATTTACTATTACTAATGATGCTATATCAGGCACAGGATTTTTCTTAAGTGGTTCTGCTACAGGTAATGACTTTTTTATATCCTCATCTAACTTTAATGTTAAGGCGGATGGTACGATAACTGCATCTGCCGGTTTAATTGGAGGGTTCAACACAACTATAACTGAAATTAAAACAACAGGATCTATAACCGCAGTAGATAATGATACTAGAACTTCTATAACATATCCTAATTTATCTTTAAATAAAGATGGAAATATTACCGGATCTAGTTTAGTTCTAAGAAAGCTTATACCCTCAGCTTCAACTAACGTTTCATATAAATTAGTAGATACTGAAACAGGTGTTGCAGATTTTAAAAATATAGGTAGACCTATTTTAACATTTGCTGGATCTTCACAAAATAGTAATTCTAATGCTTGGAATACTCTTTATGAAAGCCCCCCTTGCTATCTTCTTCCTGGAGAAAATCTATTATTGATTACTGCACAGTTTTATGGAAATACTGGCACCGGTAGTAATGGTTATAATCCAAATAGTAGGGCAGGACATAATGCCAGAATTATAGTAGCTACAGCTAGTGGAAGTAACAACCCTCAATTAATAAACACCCCATTGTATGATGGTTTCGCAGGAAGAACAAACCAACTTACACATACTTGGTGGAGTAACGGACTAAGTCTACCATACTACCCAGGAAGTAGTTCATACTTTAATAATTGGATAACAGGATCTGATCCTGCTTCATATATTGTATGGCAATTATCTGGCACCCCAGGAACATCACAAACAAATATCATTACTAGAAACGCAGCTCCTTCTGGAGGGATAAGTATAGTGATTTCACCTACTAGTTCTTTAGGTGTAGCAATAATTCCTACAGGATCTAGAGGGCAATTTGTTAAATTTTTTATTCAAACATATACTTCTAAATCATCAGCAGATAATACTATTAACCCATATACTAATTATAGTAATATAACATTAACAACAACACGAGGCTACACAGCTGCTTCTGTTGGAGGGGGTGTAAACGTATATGATCCTGCTTCTAATTATGCTCTTTTAGGTTAATATTTATGGTATATAAAAATACAATTTTATGCCTCTTATAACATCAGGTGTTTATTATAGTGACGTTCCAATATATGCTACAGCCTCTATTTACTATGTAGACTCTAACACTATTGTATTATCCGACCCAACAGGTTCTAATTATACTAAATTAGTTCCTACAATAGATTTAAATGGTAATGATGTTCTTCAAATAAAATCTGTTAATATAGAAACAGGAGATGATACTCCAATACAACAGCTTGAAGTTAATTCTATACTATCAGGTATAAACCCAACAGCTACTGCTCCGGGGGCTGCTACTTTTGGTATAGGCAATATAGCAAATAATACCGGTTCTTTTGTAGAAGGAGTAGGCAATTTAGCTACAGGCTTTGCAGCTCATGCCGCCGGATTTAATACTACTGCAAGTGGATATGCTTCATTTAGTACAGGAGCAGAAACTGATGCAGATGGAACTAGCTCTTTTACTGCAGGTTCAGGTTCGTGGGCAAGAGGCCATTCATCTGTAGCAATAGGTAGAGGAACTATTGCTTCGGGTTCTAATTCTCATGCTGAGGGGCTATCTACAATAGCATATGGCATTGCTTCTCACGCTGAAGGAAGGGAAACTCAAGCAATTGGTTTATTTTCACACGCCGAAGGAGAACAAACACAGGCAATAGGTGACACTTCTCATGCTGAAGGTACTGAAACAAAGGCATCTGGAGTTTCTTCACATGCCGAAGGAGCATCAACAGAAGCAAGAGGTCTTGCATCTCATGCAGAAGGGTACGGAACAGTAGCACAAGGTGACTATCAATTAACTATAGGCCAATATAATATATCATCATCAGACCAATCTGCGTTTATAATAGGTAATGGCATTGATGATAGTAATAGAAGTAATTTACTATTTGCTTCTGGTTCGCAAATTCAAATCACCGGTTCTTTAAGTATAAGCGGTTCAATAACAAGCGCAAATGCTTTTGTACAAGGAGGCAACTCATTTGGTACTACGGCACTTTTGGGTACTAATGATAATCAAAACCTACAACTTGAAACAAGTGGTTCAGTAAGAGTTCACATAAGTAGCAGTGGTAATGTGGGTATAGGAACAACATCACCAATATCAACTTTAAGTGTTGCTTTTGGAAATATAAACATAGGTACTGGATATGGAATAGGCGGTAATTATTTAGGAGGCTATGATCCTTTCATACGATATAGCCATACTGGCATCAGCGGTACTCAAAGTTCAAGTTTCGGACATACTACTGCATATATGCTTTCAGATAGCGGAGGCCCAAATGACATATCATTTTATGCAGGCGCAATTACACAACCTGAAATAATGAGAATAGTAGGTTCTACTGGGTTTGTAGGTATTGGGGAAAGTTCACCATCAGCAAGATTAGAAATCAAAGGCAGTGGAGCAACATCTGCAACAACTGCTTTAAGAGTAGAAAATAGTAATGCAACTACAAGTTTAGTGGTGAGGGATGATGGTAATGTAGGAGTATCGACCGCAACTCCATCTGATTTATTTACAATTAATAGCCCAAGTGTAAGTAGTAGTGGGAGTTTAAGGTTAATCCATACCAATGAAATAGAAACTTTAAGGGCAACATCATTCCATTCCGGCCTTTATATTGGCAATAATATATATTATAATGGTTCTGGTGACCCGGTTACAAACTCATCATATGCTGTAGATTCTGGTTCAAATAATAGAGGTGGTAATTTATTATTACTAAGAGCAAATAACGGAACAACTGCATTAGGTGGTTTTTATTTTTATACTGCTCCTTCATCATCAATAGCAAATACATCCGCAACACTAAATGAAAGTTTTAGAATAATTCCTTCCTCTTCGTTTTTTACAAATACACGTGTTGGTATAGGGGCTGCTGCTGATTCAGCATACGCATTTGATGTCTTATCATCTGCTCCTAATGCAGGAGCTGCTCGTATTAATGGAAATAATACGGTTTGGATATTTGACCAATCTTCCCAAGTAAGTAGAGGTACTACAACTATAGCAAGAATGCTTCTTGCACAAATGGGACCAGTTACAGGAACCAGTGGAACTCAAACTGTACTAACCATATCTCAAAGTATAAACCAATCATCAACCGCAGGTTATACTACATTAGTAGTTAATGCAAATGAAACTGGAACGGGAAGTGGAAATAAACTATTACAATCATGGCAATTTAATGGAACAGACCGTACTGTAATTAATAACAGTGGTAGTTTAGGTATAGGAACAACAACCCCCTCTGCCAAACTACAAATAACCGGATCTTCATCAGATGTCTTATTTAGAGTAGACACACCCGCAGCTTCAGCAAGTGGTTCATTATTTGTAACTGGTTCTGGTAGAGTTGGTATCCAACAAATAAATCCATCTGAATATATTCACATAACTTCCAACCCTTCAAGTACAAGATATATTCAAATTGATGCCGCACAAACTAGTAGTTCTCCACCAACATATGCCCCCTCGAGTGGGAATACAGTAAACAAAGTATATGGTAATAACATAAATGATGATGTTTTAGGAACACCAGATTATTGGATGGAAATAAAATTAAATGGTAATATTGTTTTAATCCCATGCTACACACCCGGACCATAATATGTTTCTCAAATCCACACCCCAACTCCTCCAACAAATCAAAGATAGTGGTAAACCTATTATCAGTATTACTATAGAAGAATTTCAAAAAATAGTAAGTGTGGGTAAGTTACTTACATCCGAAGAAGCAAAACAAAAACTAAAATTAAATAAATAATACTTTTAACAATTTTTTTAATATGTATAACAAACAATCAAATTTATGGAAAATCAAAAATTAACACAAGAAGAATTAACTACATTACAAGAGTTAAAACAAAATGGCCAATCCATTATTGAAGAATTTGGCCAAATCGAAATTGCTAAACTTTCTATTGCACAGAGAAAAACTAAAGCAGAAGAATTTTTAACTGATCTTCAAAAACAAGAACAAGAATTTATTCAACAAATTACTACTAAATATGGTATAGGTTCTATTAACTCTAACACAGGAGAATTTACACCCGCTCCGAAGGAAGAATAGGTTTTTTATAAAAGGTTGCCATATTTATAATCAACAAAAAACTATAAAAACATGGCAGAAACTTTAATATCTCCTGGCGTTTTAGCAAGAGAAAATGATCAATCACAAATAACCGCAGGACCAGTAACAGTAGGTGCAGCAATTGTAGGACCTACTGTTAAAGGCCCAGTTGAAATACCTACTCTTGTAACTTCATATTCTGATTATCAAAATAAATTTGGTACTACATTTGTAACAGGGGGACAAGCTTACACATATTTTACATCAATTGCTGCTTATAACTATTTTAATAATGGTGGTACATCATTATTAGTAGCAAGAGTAGTAAGTAGTTCGTACACTGCAGCTACAAGTACAGCAATTAGTGGTAGTACTCAATTAACTACTCAACCTACTATTGTATTAGAAACTTTATCTAAAGGTGCTATTATGAATAATAGTGGATCTGAAGTAAGTGGTTCCTTAGTTAGCGGTTCTATAGATAATTTAAGATGGCAAGTTACAAATTCAAACACAGGCTCTGGTACTTTTGATTTATTAATTAGAAGAGGAGATGATACATCAATAACTAATCCTATTGTATTAGAAACATGGACTAATTTATCTTTAGATCCCTTAGCTCCTAATTTTATATCTAAAGTAATCGGTGATCAAACATTTAATTATAACACCGGAAATTATGTAGAGATAACAGGATCTTTTAGCAATGTATCTAGATATGTTAGAGTAAAAACAGTTACTAATCCTACTCCATATTATTATGATAATAATGGAATAGCAAAAGCACAATTTACTGCATCGATACCTATTAACGCTAGTGGGTCATTTAGTACTGCTACTGGAAACATATCTACTAATGGTCAATATTATAATGATATTACAGATGGTAATAGATCTCAGGGTATTCCAAGTGCTAGTTATAGTAATATGATTAACTTATTATCTAATCAAGATGATTACAAATTTAATATATTATTAACTCCTGGTTTATTTAATTCACTACAAAATTCTCAAGTAACTAGTATTATTTCTAATACTCAAAATAGAGGAGATAATATCTATGTACTTGATTTAGTACCTTATAACAGCTCAATAACTGCAACTACAAACCAAGCAGCTTCTAGAAATACATCGTATGCTGCTTCATATTGGCCTTGGGTTCAAACTGTTGATCCTGATTTAGGACAAAATGTTTGGGTACCCGCATCAACATTAATCGGTGGTGTATATGCTTTTAACGATAGTGTTGGTGAACCTTGGTTTGCACCTGCAGGCATTAATAGAGGAGGTTTAGGTACAGTAATTAGAGCAGAACGCAAATTATCCCAATCAGATAGAGATACATTATACAGCAATAAAGTTAACCCAATCGCTACATTCCCCGGAACAGGAGTTGTAGTATACGGACAGAAAACATTACAAACTAAAGCCTCTGCTCTTGATCGTGTAAACGTTCGTAGATTATTAATTGCTCTTAAGTCTTATATTTCTCAAGTGTCATTAAATTTAGTATTTGAACAAAATACAATTGCAACAAGAAATCAATTTTTAAGCCAAGTTAACCCATATCTTGAATCAGTACAACAACGCCAAGGTTTGTATGCGTTTAAGGTAGTAATGGATGACTCAAATAACACTCCCGATGTAGTAGATAGAAACATGTTAATGGGGGCTATTTATTTACAACCAACTAAAACTGCTGAGTTTATTTATCTTGACTTTAATGTTACTCCAACAGGAGCTACTTTCCCTGCATAATTTTTTAAAAATTAAATATTTATAATAAACAAAATATAACATGGCAGTATTAGACCCAAACGAAATATTTTTCACAGCCTTTGAGCCTAAGGTACAAAATAGATTTATTATGTATGTAGATGGTATCCCAGCATATGTAATTAAAGCAGTAAACGGAATTAATTTTGAACAAGGTGAAATAACATTAAATCACATTAATGTTTACCGCAAAATTAAAGGAAAATTAAAATGGGGTGATATTCAAATGACCTTATTTGATCCTGTTACTCCTTCCGGTGCACAAGCTGTTATGGAATGGGTTCGTTTACACCATGAATCGGTAACAGGTAGAGATGGTTATTCTGATTTCTATAAAAAAGATCTAACATTTGACGTATTAGGCCCTGTAGGTGATATTGTATCCGAATGGATTATTAAAGGAGCTTTTATTAAAAGTGCTAATTTTGGTGATTACAATTATGATAACGATACATCGGCTCAAAATATTACTTTAACAGTAGGAATGGATTATTGTGTATTGAATTTCTAAAAAACGTTTACATATTCTTCAAGAAGAGCTTGGCAACCCCAAGCTCTTTTTTTATATTATAACATTATTGTAAGGGAAGTTCTTTAATATTACATTTAACAATTTAAACTAAAAAAATTATGACAACATTTTATTTTATATTAGGTATGGTTACAGTTTTAGTAATAGCTGAGGTTGTAGCTGCATTTATTGTAATTAAAACAATAAACTTATTAAAAGAACAAGCAAGAGATTGCAAAAATCAATTTAACGATGTGCATCGAAGAATTGATGATATGCATCGAGACAC